TCCGGAAGGACGAGCAGGTTATTTCTTTGATTATTGCCAAGATGCTGAAAAATCCCAACTTCAAGGCAAGCTTCTTTCTAATCTCGACTGGAAATTCTTTTTCTTCTCTTGGTGGAAGAATCCGCAGTACGCAATTGATCCGGTCGAGGCTTTACCGCAGCGCCTGGTCGATTACTTTTCTGAGATGGAAGCCAAGCACGGCGTTCAACTGAACGAGCGCCAGAAAGCCTGGTACTACGCCAAAGAGAAAACGCTCGGCGACGACATGAAGCGGGAATATCCAACTATTCCGGCCGAAGCATTCCAACAGTCAGTCGAAGGTGCTTACTACGCCAAACAATTCCGCTGGCTCTATACCAATAAGCGGATCTGCAAGTTACCTGATAACTCACACCTGCCGGTTCATACGTTCTGGGATATCGGCGTGGGTGACTCAACGGCCATCTGGTTCGTGCGTGAGGTCGGCGAGGAATTCCACATCATCGACTACTACGAAAACTCCGGTGAAGGTCTACGGCACTATATGAAGGTGCTGAAAGACCGCGGCTATACGTATGGCGACCATTGGGGGCCGCACGACATAGAAAACCGTGAATTCGGCTCTGATGCTAAGTCTCGTAAAGAACTGGCGCGGGAAGGTTACGAAATCGACGGGCAAGTTTACTCCATGACATTCAAAGTGGTGCCGAAAACTGGCGTTGATACCGGCATCGAGTCAGTGCGTGAAATTCTGTCTAAGTGTGTCTTTGATGAAGAGAAATGCGCTGAAGGCATTACTCATCTGGAAGGCTACCGAAAAGAGTGGGATGACAAGCGCGGCTGCTGGAAAGATAAACCACTTCACGATCACACATCTCACGGCTCTGATGGGTTCCGCTACTTTGCTGTAGCGAAGAACAATAAGCGCCAAGAAGCATTCAGTATCAACATGAGAACTGCATATTAATGGCTAATAACGACATTACATTTATCCGGCCTGAACATGGGGCCGCAAGCCCGTTATGGGAAACGGTTCGCGATGTTTGTCGTGGGCCAGATGTGGTTAAACGTAGACGACATAAATATCTGCCAAAGCTTGATCCGACAAACAATAGTGAAGAGAACAACCGGCGTAATGATGATTATCTTCGCCGCGCTGTCTTTTATGCGATTACCGGTCATACCAAAAATGGGTTGATTGGGATGGCATTTCGTCGTGACCCCACGGTGACTATCGTCGATAAAATGGAATACCTGAAAACCAACGCCAATGGCGCAGGTATCAGCATTTATCAGCAGGCGCAGTCAGTTCTTGAATCCGTATTAGAAGTTGCCAGAGAGGGGTTATACGTCGATTACAGCGCTGATATGAAAGGGGCCATCATTCTTAATTATCGCGCTGAGGACATTATCAACTGGCGAACTGAGCGGATAAATGGGCGCGATAAACTGGTTTTGGTCGTGCTCCGTGAGTGTGTTGAAGAACCGGATGGATACGGCTTCAAAGACCGCATCCAATACCGTGAACTGGCTATGGATGGCGGTAGGTTCGTATGTCGCGTCTGGCGTAATGTCGGGCCGAAAAAGAGCGGCGTATATGTCGTTGATAGCGAATATTACCCAGTGATTCAGTTTGGCGGTGCGTGGGATGAAATACCCTTTACCTTTGTTGGCGCGCAAAACAATGACCCGTAAATTGATGAATCACCTTTATTGGCACTGACTGAAATCAATCTCGGGCATTACCGAAACTCGGCCGACTATGAAGACAGCCTGTTCTTTTGTGGACAGGTGCAGCCGTGGATCAGTGGATTAACCGAAGAGTGGCGCGACTGGCTGCAAAAGGCAGGGGTTGCTCTTGGTTCACGTTCGCCAATATTGTTGCCAAAGGACGGGGCTTCTGGGTTTAACCAAGCGCAGCCAAACATGATTGCCAAGGAGGGGATGGATTCAAAGCGCGACTACATGATCTCTCTTGGCGCTCGATTGGTTGAGCAAAATAGCGCGGTAAAAACAGCAACGCAGGCAACTGGCGATCAGGCTGCATCTACCTCTGTTCTTGGCATCTGTTGTGCCAACGTTTCAGAGGCCTATACGCAAGCGCTGCTTTGGTGTGCGAAATACATGGGGGATAAGGACGCAGAGGTCGCGTATTCCATTAGTCAGGAATTTATTCAACGTGTTGCAGACTCAGGAATGTTGGCCGCGATTGTTGCAGCTTGGCAGAGCGGTGCAATTCGTGACGCGGATATGATCCGGGCAATGCAAAAGCTGGATATTATCGACCCAGAATCTAACCCCAATGATGTTCTGGACGAATTGAAAAATCAGAGTCCCAGCCTGACAGGTGGCTAAATGGCAACGATTAACGAAAGGCTGCGTGATGAAGTAATAGCACATAGCCTGTTTCAGTCCCGTTATGGTGCTGGTGTTGCCCGTAAAATGGTTAAAGTGCTCAATGAGAGTGACGCAGAGCTATCGGCTCGTCTCATTGTGGCACTTGATGAGTTAAATCCAAACAGTGTCACAGTGAAGCGCTTAGAGAGCTTGCTAGCGAGTGTTCGCCAAGTGAACAAGCAAGCTGTTGATGCGATGTACACCTCTTTGTCTGATGAACTGTTGGACTTCGCAAAGCATGAGGTAAGTTATCAGCTTAGTTTGTTTGATTCTTTATTGCCGGGGCCAGTTTTAAATCACTTCCCATTAGCATCAATCACCAAAGAGCAGGTTTACGCCGCTGCAATGGCTCAACCGTTCCAAGGGCGATTGCTGCGAGACTGGGCTGAGAATATCGAAGCCGATCGGATGACGCGCATTATCAATACTGTGAAAAACGGCTATCTGGCTGGCGATACAGTTGAACAGATGGCGCGGAAAGTACGCGGCACCAGAGCAAGAAACTATCAAGATGGCGCAATCGAGGCGGGCCGGAAGAATGTCACGGCGGTGGTGAAAACGGCTGTCACTCATATGGCTGCCGTAGCGCGGGATAAGTTTGCTGATAACAACAGTAACATTATCGACGCCAAGCAATGGCTCAGTACATTGGACAATAAAACCTCTCACGATTGCATTATCCGTGACCGACTCAAATACACGCTGGAAGGTAAACCCATTGGTCACAAGATTCCATACCTTCAGGGGCCGGGGCGCATTCATTTCTGTTGTCGCTCAATGGAAACATTAATCACTAAGTCATGGCGTGAGTTGGGGATTGATATTGATGAAATGGACGAAGGTACTCGCGCCAGTATGGATGGACAAGTTCCAGCGGGAACTACATATAGCGAATGGTTGCAACGGCAATCTTACCGCCGTCAGGTTCAGGTGTTGGGCGAGACCCGCGCAAGACTGATGCAAGATGGCGGTATGCGTACAGATGAATTCTTCACTGATAAAGGGGAGTGGATAACGTTGCAGCAGCTTCGCGATATTGACGGCCGGGCATTCTCTGATGCAGGCCTGTAGAAAATTACGCTTTAACAATTACCGCCAACGGTAACAAACTGAGTTATCCAAAATCTGAGCCTCGCCATCGTGCGGGGTTTTTTAATGGGCCAGGCCCAGCAATAAATCCCAAGGGGACAGCATGCTATTCCGAAATATCGCACGTAAATATTATGCCGAGGCAGGTGAAGGTGGCGAAGGTGGAGGCGGGGCAGCCGCAGCTATCACGCCAGAGATTCAGGCATTGATTGATGCAAGAGTTAATGAATCTGTTACCGGCCTTAAAACCAAAAATAGCGAATTACTCGGCAAGCTCAAAGAGCAAGGCGAGAACCTGAAACGCTATGACGGCATCGACCCGGACGCGGTGAAAACTATCCTGCAACGATTCTCTGACGACGAAGAAGCCAAGCTGATCGCCGCTGGAAAGATTGATGAGGTACTGGATAAACGCACTGAGCGATTACGGGCTGATGTCGATAAAAAACTCAAAGTTGCCAATGAACGCGCTGAGAAAGCCGAAAATTTCAGCAAAAAATTCAGTGATCGGGTGCTTGGTGATGCAATTCGCTCCGCCGCATTGAAAACCGGCGCATTGCCGGGCGCTGCTGACGACATCATTCTGCGCGCAAAAGGCGTATTTACTCTCAACGATGAAGGTGAGGCCGTCGCCGTTGATAAAGATGGTTCAGCTCTACTGGGAAAGGATGGAAAAACACCACTTACCCCGCACGAATGGGCCGAATCACTGAAGGATGTTGCACCGCATCTCTGGCCGCAGGCTGAAGGCACTAACGCTGGCGGCCATAAGCCGAATAGCGGCGCACTCAAGCGATCAACGATGACCTCAGCCCAAAAGGCGGATTTTATTCGCGCAAACGGGTCGCAGGCATTTTTAAAACTTCCGAAAGAATAAGGATTTATAATTTATGACCACAACCGTTAACTCTGACCTGATCATCTATAACGATCTGGCTCAGACATCATATCTTGAGCGCCGACAGGACAACCTCGATGTGTTCAACGCCTCATCTAATGGCGCTATTGTGCTGGATAATGCCTTGATTGAAGGAGATTTCCGTAAACGTGCTTTCTATCAGCTCGGCGGCAGTATCGAACACCGTGATGTTGATTCTACCGGGAAAGTTACCGGCAAGAAAATTGGTGCTGGTGAATCAGTGGGTGTGAAGGCTCCGTGGAAATACGGCCCTTACCAGACGACTGAAGAAGCGTTTAAGCGTCGTGGCCGTGATGTGTCTGAATTCTCCGAAATTGTGGGTGTAGATGTTGCAGACGCCTCACTGGAGGGATTCATCAAGTACGGTATTCAGGCGTTGAGTGCTTCCATCGGTGCCAACCCTGATATGGTTGTAACTGCCAATATTGAAGTTGATGGCAAGAAAACCCTGACCAAAGGTATGCGCAAGTACGGTGATCGCTTTGGCCGTATTGCGCTGTTTGTTATGCACTCGTCTACCTATTTTGACATCATTGATCAGGCGATTGCAGCCAAGATTTATGAAGAGGCAGGTGTTGTAGTGTATGGCGGTCAGCCTGGTACGCTGGGTAAACCGGTTCTGGTTACTGATACTGCGCCAATCGACGCCATCTTTGGTTTACTGCCCAACGCAGTCGTGATTACAGAGTCACAGGCCCCCGGCTTCCGCTCATATCCAATCAATGATGAGGAAAACCTCGGCGTTGGCTACCGCGCAGAGGGGACTATCAACATCGACTTGCTTGGTTATAGCTGGGACGAAACCAACGGCGGCAAGAATCCAAGCCTGACAGAAATTGGCGCGACCAATAGCTGGAAAAAACATGCAACTAGCAACAAAGTTACTGCCGGTGTGATGATTAAATTGGTTGCTGAAGATGTAGTGGCGGCCGGTGTCATTCTGAACAAATCGACGACTTCATTGGTTGTTGGTGCAGAGGAAACGCTTGTTGCTACCGTGGCACCATCTGATGCCGCTAATAAAGCCGTTACCTGGGCTTCATCTGCTGCGGCAAAAGCAACAGTTGATGCCAATGGTAAGGTGACTGCTGTCGCAGCCGGAAGTGCAACTATTACTGCCAAGTGCGTGGATGGTAACTTTACAGCAACTTGTGTAGTGACTGTCACTGCTGCGTAATGGTGATGACTATGGGGGCTGTGGCCCCTTTTCTATTGGAGGAAAGGATGTTAGTAACCGATCCAACCTCACCAGATTTTAACAGCTATGCGTCAGCTGAAAATTTAACGGCGTTTGCTTTAGCGCGCGCAATGCATTTACCCACTGAAACAGAGCCGTTACTGATTAAGGCAATGGACTACCTGAATGGACTTAATTGGTATGGAAGCCGAGCAAAACTAACTCAGCCATTACCCTGGCCGAGATCAGATATCATTTTCGATGGGTTTAGTTACCCATCTACCAATATCCCTCCTCAATTGATTACGGCACAGTGCATGCTGGCCGTGGAAGCTATTGATGGTGAGTTGCTTGGTTCAAATAGAGAAGCAGCAATAAAGTCTGAGGCTGTATCAGGGGCTGTGTCTATCACTTACGCTGTATCTGATACCGAGTCATTCACTCCAAATTATCCGGCGGTGATGGCAATTCTACGTGGGTTCGTTGCGGGTAGCGGTTTTGCTATTAACGCAATAGCGAGGCGTGAATGACTGCAAAACTTAATATTATTCAGTTTGCCGGATACGACAAAGCTGACCACAATAAAGCCAATGTGATCCGGTTACTAAAAGAAGCGCTAGAGTTTGCTGAAAATGGTAATCCTCAGAGCATAGCGATAATCATGATCAGCAATGGCGATGTAATGGATTGTTATCACCATGGTGGCGCTCCATACGTAATGGTTGGCGCGATTGAGTCACTTAAAACTGACTATATTCACTCTCAGATAGAAAGGCGGTGATATGGCCATCAATTATCCACGAATGCGAGCGACAGCAACACGATTGTTTACCGAAAATGGAGCGACCTACCAGCTCACTCGAGGCGGTGGTGTCGAGTTCGTCGGCGGTGTTGAAGTTGATATCCCGCTTGAGTCATTCCCGGTTATTGGTGTTATTTCCAGCTATTCCCCTGGTGAGATTGACGGTACCTTAATCCAGAACGGTGATGTGAAAATGTCGGCAACCGCCGATGTGGAAATTCGCATTGGTGATCTAATTATGGTTGATGGCAAAAAACACCGAGTCATTAAACCTAATCCCGTTAAGCCAGCGGCATTACTGATTTGCTACAAACCACAACTGAGGGCGTGATATGGCTGACAATTCCAGTTTCATGGCTTCAATTAATGCGTTTATTGAAAAGGGTAAGCGTAATCAGGAATTAGTAGTTCAAAAAGGGGCTATCAAAATTCTTAATCGGTTAGTTACGATGTCGCCGGTTGGTAACCCTGACTTATGGGCAATCAACAATACAGCCGTTTCATATAACGATGCTGTTTTCGAGCATAACGAAGAACTGAAGAAAGACTCGGCCAACCTAACCAAAACGGGACGACTGAAAAAACGAGCCAGGGTAACCGATAGCATGGACGTCAAGGCACCTGCTGGCTATACCGGTGGGCGCTTTCGTGGCAACTGGCAGGTTAGCTTGGATGTTCAGCAAGAGGGTGAAACCGGCAGGAAAGACCCGAACGGCAATATAACAATAGCCGTCGGTAACTACATGATTGAGCAGTTCAAGGTTGGCACCAAGGCCATCTACTTCACCAATAACGTCCCATACGCGTATCCACTTGAATTTGGTCATTCATCACAAGCCCCAAGCGGGATGATCCGCATAACCGCCGAGGACGCTGTTAAATACTTTACTGAAGCAGCTAATGAGGTGAATAAGTGAGTACTCAGCGAATCACTGCATTGTTGGAAAAACGGCTGGGAGAATGGGCTGCAATTAAAGGTATTCCGTTGGCTGCTGAGAACGTTAGCTTTGATGATACTGGTACTATGTATCTGCAATCACACGTAATGCCAGCCACAACAGACGCTATTGATTTAGCGCAAGTTTCCCGCGTATTCAGAGGCGTGTATCAGATTAATATCAACGTTAAGGCAGGGGGTGGAAAGTCGAAATCTCATATTATTGCTGCTGAATTGATAGAGTTGTTCAACCTCAATACTGAGCTTACAGACGGAGTGGTAACCTGCTACATAAACAGCGTACCTAGCCAGTTCCCAAGCATAACCAACGGCATTTCATACACAACACCGATCAGTATGAGTTATCGCGCTGACGTTATCTAAACATCAATCAATCCAACACCACCGGCCTATGCCGGTTTTTTTATATCCAAAATCGGAGAATTACTATGGGCTTTGCACTTCCAAACGGGGCAGGTATTTACCTGGCTAAAACATATGAAACAGAAGTGGCGGTAACGGCAGTTTCCAATGCTGTTGACGCAGTTCTGACTGTAGCTACAGGGCATGACATCGCAGAAGGCGATATTGTGCAACTTACGTCCAGTTGGGGCGCTCTGAATGATCTGGCTGCCAAAGTGACGGCATCAACAACGACTTCGCTAACCCTCGGTTCAATTGATACATCCAATACTGACCGTTTTGCTGTAGGTGGCGGTGTAGGGACGGTTAAGAAGATCGCAAGTTGGATTGAAATCCCGCAAATCACCGAAGTGGCTAACAGCGGCGGCGATCAACAGATGATTCAGATTCAATTTCTGAGCGATACCCGTCAGCGCAACCTCAACACGTTTAAAGCTGCACAGTCTCAAACCCTGACGCTGGCGCATGATTACAGTCAGCCGGTTTATCCGGTATTGCGTGCGGCTGATGAGTCAGAGCAAACACTGGCAACCTACATGTATGTGCCTAAAGCCAAAGAAAATCGCTACTCAACGGTTAAAGTGTCATTTAACGATATCCCGACCACGGCAATCAATGCCATCGAAACAGTGGCGGTGGTATTCAACCTGCAATCTCAAGCCATGACCTTCTATAAGGCTGGGATAGCAGTGCCTGTTACTGGTGTCACGTTGAATAAAACTACGACTATTCTTGCCGTGGCTGCCACTGAAACCTTGACGGCAACCGTAGCGCCAGCTAATGCGACTAACAAATCAGGTGCCTGGTCATCCTCCGCACCAACCAAAGCTACTGTTGACCCAGTAACTGGCGTTGTAACCGGCGTTGCCGCAGGCAGTGTCAATATCATTTACACCACGGCAGATGGCGCGAAAACCGCTACTTGCGCCGTCACAGTAACCGCATAAGGAACATGACTCATGGCAGTAAAATTTACGCTGGTACCGTCGCCAACATTTAAAGTTGACGTCACTATCCCTCGCGCTGGTCTGGATGACGGTATTTTAACATTCACGTTTCGACACATGCCGGTGAATGAAGTCATCAATATGGAGAAAGTGGAGGGGCAGTCCGGGCTGGATTTTGCAGAAAAATTCATTGAGGGATGGGCGCTCCCTGAGGTGTTTAGCAGGGAAAATCTGGAGGTGCTTGCGAATAACTACCCGAAAGCTATCGAAGCAATTGTCGGTGCTTTCTACCGTGAATTACTCGGTAATCGCGAAAAAAACTAACCTCGGTTGCCACAGCCCTCTACACCCCTGAACCCACCCGCGAAGAACTGGCAGGCAATGGCCTGACGCCTGATGATTTCGATGATGTGATTATCGAGATATGGCCGGATGTCTGGCCTGCTTTCAGAGTGATTAGAGCGATGTCCACCCAGTGGCGTACCGGCATGTCTGGGCCTACTGGGTTGGACTACGGCTGCTTGTCACAAGTTATGGACTGGTCTGGAGTCGAGAGTAAAGCAACCGTGTTTGAAGATGTCCGACACATGGAGAGCGTTGCGCTGTCCGTTATTCACAAGCGGAGCAAGTAAATGGCAGATATCGCAACAATCTCGTTAAAAGTGAATACTTCTGAAGTTGAGCGAGGAAGTAATGAGTTAGATAAATTTCAGGTTGCTGCTGCTGGTGCAGCTAAAAGTGCTGATGGTTTTGGTGATAGCGGCAAGGATGTATCAAAGATAACAGCCGAAGTTGCGAAAGAAGTCGAAGAGACTCATCGGCGAGTTGCAGAATACACTGAAGCGCTTAACAAAAACCAAGTTAATACGAGAGCGGCAACACAGGCAACGTCAGAGCAACAGCAACAGTTGCGCACTTTACTGACTCAAATCAATCCAGTCACTGCCGCATTTGAAAAGCTTGATGACATGGAACAGCGGCTTCGTGACTTTAACGCTAAGGGCATGATTGACCCTGAATCATTTCATGCTGCTGCTGATGCAATCCAAAGAACTCGTGATGAACTGGGGAGGGTTGCGGAAGCCAGAACTGAGGAAGGGGCCGCTGCTGCTTCTGCTGCTGCCGCAGATAAAAAAGCAACAGATGCAAAAGAGGCTTTTTTAACAAAACTTCGTGATCAAAGTGCGCTTTATAAGGCTTCAGCATCAGATTCAGCGGCTTACAGAGCGGCGCAACTTGGTATTACAACTGAAGCCGCTCCATTGATTGCTGCAATTAAGCAGCAGGAGGAGGCAACACGGCGCGATGCAGAACAGAAGCGGTTAGCAGCAATTTCCGCTCGCGGTTTGAAAGATGCTATCAAGCAACTTGGGGCTGAAGAACGCGCAGCGGCGCAGGCAACTAAAGCGCAGGAAAACGCTGACTTATCTGCGGCTACAGCAAAAGAAAATTTCATTCAACGCTTAAAGGCTCAAGCGGATCTGCAGGGGAAAACTGCTTCAGAGATCCAGGCGTATAAAGCGGCGCAGTTGGGTGTGACGGAGCAAGCAGCGCCGTTTATTGCAAAACTGAAAGAACAAGAAAGCGCATGGCAGAATGGCGCTCTTTCTGCAAAACAATACAGACTAGCACTTCGACAACTCCCCTCTCAATTTACTAATATCGCTACGTCTATAGCAGGTGGCATGCCGCTATGGATGGTTGTTACACAGCAGGGTGGGCGGATAACCGATTCGTTCGGTGGGCTACCTGGGATCTTTGCGGCGATAAAAAAAGAACTATTTGGAGTTAGTGAGTCAGCTGATGAATCAAGCGACTCACTTTCAGAAAATGCCAACAATTTGGCAGAGAATGCAGATAATGCAAAGAAACTTATTGGCCCCTTGGGATTCGTTAAGTTTGGCATTATTGGGGTTGTCGCGGCACTTGGCGCATCTTCAATTGCGTACTACAAGGCATATCAAGAACAGGAGAAACTCAATAAATCAGTCATCATGACGGGTGAGTACTCCGGACTTACTGCTCGCCAGTTGTCAGGCATGGCTTATGAAGTATCAAAAAGCTCAGGGACAATAAGTCAGGCTTCTGCTGTATTGAGCCAACTGGCTGGGGCGGGGTTAAGTTCTGCTGTTGATTTTAAAAGTGCAACTCAAGCCATTGTTGATTTTAGTGATGCATCCGGAGAGTCGATTGACAATCTTGTTAAGCAATTCAGTCAACTATCTGATGACCCGGCTGGCGGTTCACTTGCATTGACGAAAAACATGCATTATCTGACTGCGGCTCAGTATGAAAATATTGCCGCTTTGCAGGCGCAAGGCGATAAAGCTGGGGCTATTACTGCAGCTACGGACGCATTGAGCGGAGCCATGACTCGCCGCAGCCAAGAGATTAAAGAATCAATGGGCACGCTTCCAAAGTTCTTTGATGATGTTGCTGATTCCGCGAAAAAAATGTGGGATGGCATTATGGGGCTTGGCCGTGAAACATCGGACGCTGAAACTAGAGCAAAACTAGTCACGCAGATTAAATCAGCTGAAGAATATCAAAGGCGTTTGGCATTGCAGGGGAAAGTCGCTGTAATGCCAAAAAATTATGATGAATGGAAAAAACAAATTGCGGCGATTGACTCGGAAAATATAAAGAAAGTTAATGGGGCAAAGCTAGATCAGGATGCGATTGATGCTCAAGTTGGAATTAATAACTTGGCTCAGAAAGGACTAACTCAAGCAGAAAAAAGAGTTAAGGCAGAGCAGGAGCTAAATCGTTGGATAGAGTCTAACAAAAAAGCGGCAGCAGCAGGGAAAGCTACATTATTCACAGCTCAAGACATTGAAAACGCACGATCTGGTATTGACAATGAATACAAAGATCGTTCAACGCCAAAAATAAAAGCTTATCAAGACGATATAGCAACAAGGGAGTTACTCGATAGCCAGGCTCGTGTCGCTGCGCTAAAAGAACAATCAAATTTAATAGACACAATGACTGATCAGGAAAATCGACTTTTAAAGTTCACGCAAAAGATTGCAGACTTGAAAAGTAAAACAATCCTCACCGCTGATCAGAAATCACTACTGTCCCGTTCTAGTGAAATTATCGCAAGTATTAAGCTTGAGGCCCAACTATCGCGTGAAAACGTTGAAAGAAAGAAAGCCACTGAAGCCCTGAAAAAGATGGAGGAGTACACGGCCTCAATCGTTGCTAAGAACAAGCAGAATCAAGATCGCTTCGGACTGACTTCTAAGCAAGCAGGAAGGGTAGATCAGGAGACCCAGCTTGATAACACTTTCCGCAAGGATACAAAGGGCATCAACGACGCTGAGCAACTGGCGAAAATCACAGCAGAATACAACAAGGCAAAAGCTGAGTTACATGCTGGATTTGAGCAAGAAGATTTAAACGAGGGGAACTGGCTGGCAGGCATGACTCAGGGACTAGAGCAGTACGGAGAAACAGCTAACAACGTTTTCTCCGCTACAGCTCAACTAGCTCAAACCACCATGGGCAGCATGACATCTATGGCTAATCAGATGATGACAACCGGATCAGCTAATGTGAAGCAATTCGCTACTAACTTCATGTCCAGCATTGTCGATATCATCAACAAGCTGTTATTGGCTCAGATGATACAGACTGCGATGGGGTGGATTGGTGGGGCGGTGAGTGGAGGAAATGACCCGGGCGCTGTACCAATGGGGCTTTACAATGGGGGTTATGTTCCTGAGTTTGCAGGCGGCGGCTACACGGGTGAAGGTGGAAAGTTCGAACCGAAAGGCGTGGTGCATGGCGGGGAGTTTGTCTTTACCAAAGAGGCCACAAATCGAATTGGTATTGATAATCTCTACAAGATGATGCGGGGTTATGCCGACGGAGGGGTGGTTAGTAATGCGGTAACTGCCACAGCGCCAATGCTCGGCATGCAGGGCGGAGAGACGGCCATATCAGTCGATTTGAGTGGCATGACAATAACCACCCAGGGGAACCAACAACAGGATACTGGTGCAAATAACGGAGAGTTGGTTAGCAAGGCGGCGAGAAATGAAGTCATAGCTATTGTTACCCAACAACTCGATCGCGCTATGGGGCAAAGTGGGCGCATCACCAATTTTGTCACTAACAGAGCGGGGCGTTAAGAATGGCAATTGAAACATTTCTTTGGCGAACTCAGGGCGTTCCTGAGGGGAGCTTTAACCAGCGGGTCAGGACTGCTCAGTTCGGCGATGGCTACAAGCAGGTCACTGGTGACGGCATCAACCCTGAAACGCAGTCTTGGCCGCTGACATTCCAGGGCTTAGAAAAAGAGATGATGCCCATTCTGGCATTTGTTCGCAGACATACCACCAAGTCCTGCCAATGGACGGCCCCTTATGGTGTTGTGGGCCTGTGGCGTGTATCCGTTGACTCCATCAAGGCCGTACCCGTTGGTGGTAACGTTATGTCCGTCTCATTTACTTTCGAGCAGGCTTTTGCTCCGTAATTGAAGTAATGATGCTACAATAAATGCGTGGGATTCTGGAGAGATACTGGTGCCACTCTTTAGCGAGAGTGTGAAAGAAAGCGGAGGATAGCGACCTTCCCGGCTTCGAAATCACCAGGAACCACGCCCTTTCTAAAGGCTGCCTTATGGCGGCCTTTTTTG